TCACCAGATCGAGCCAGGTGGCCGGACCGGGCGCGGCCTGGATGAGCAGGCCCAGGCCCGTGATAGTCAGCATCGCGAGCGCCAGCGGCCTGGGCCATTCGGTCACGCCACCCCCACCCGTTCAGTGTCCACACCTATGCCTGTTCGGCAATCGCCGCCAGCTCGGGCGCCATCGACGGATCGGCCCCGCCCGTCACGGGCCAGAACGACGAGGCACCGCACGTCGGGCAGGTCAGGATCAGGCCCGAGCGGTCCGCCGCGCCAGCCACCCCGTGCGCCAGCGCCACGGGGATATTGCCCGCGTGCGCGCCGTGCGCCACCGCGAGCGTCCCGTCGCCGTTGTCTGTCACCAGCTCCACATGGTCACCCATCAGGCGGGGTTCCACTCGATGGCGACGGTTGCCGTGCTGGGCGTCGCCTCGAACTGGCCCGTGGCGTCGGACGTGATCGACAGCGCGACGCCGCGCGCCGACACCCCCTGCGTTACGGGGTTGGCGATGCTGCCCGGGCTCTTCGTCCAGCTCCCCGCCAGCGTCACGGTCGGCGTGCCGCCCTTGGGGACGGCGAACGGCAGGTTCTCCACTTCCTTGACGCCCGCCGCGGTGCCGTAGCCGCTCAGGTACGGGTAGCCGCTCGCGCCGCCCAGCACCTCCAGGTAACGCAGGCAGCGCGCCAATTCCTGCTCGAAGTCGAGCGGCGCGCACGGCATCGGGGTCGAGCCATGCACCAGCGAGAGACTCTCCACATCCGCCGTCGCCGTCACGGTGTCAAAGATCACGCCCGCCTTCACGGTGGTCGGAGAAGCCCCGACCGTGAACGTACAGGTGAGCGTTTCCCAGCCGCCGCCGCCCGAGTGGTAGGCGCTGTTGTGGCCCGTCACGCCGTCGTCCACGACCAGTCGCACCGCGCTCGCCGTGGCGCACAACACCCGCGCCCGCATGGAGACGGTGCGGCCCGCCATCTGCGGCCAGCACTCCAGCAGTTGCTCGAACGTGGCCGTCCCGCCGCCCGCGTGCGTGTAGGCGAGGTGCGCGGCGTACGGCCCGCCGTCCGCGCCCGCGATGCGCGTCACGACCATCGCGCTGCCGCCCGCGAGCGAGAGGTTCCAGCGGTCGGCCGCGTAGGCGGCGTGTACGGACCAGCTCGTTTGCCCCAGCCGGTCCTGGCGTTGCCAGACCGCCAGGCGCGGGTTGACCAGCAGTTGCTCGGCCGCGCCCAGGCCGCTGGCCGCCTGGTCGATGCGCGAGAGGTCATCCTTGAGGCGTGTAATCCAGCCCGCTACCCCGCTGACGAGGGGGGCGGCGAGTCCCAGGTTCGGCGTCACGGCCATCAGCGCACCTCCAGCACGGTGGGCAGGCTCAGCACCTCGAAGTCAGCGGGCAGAAACACGCTCGTGTCCAGGGTGGTGAGGATGCCCGTCCACGAGACGCTCTTGCCGGTCAGGTCTTCGGCGTAGAAAGACGGCTGTCCGCCACGATCACACTGGTACGCGCCGTAGCGTTGGAGGCAGTAGCCGATGGTGCGCGCCGTGGCCGGATGCGTGGCCCCCGCCGCGCGCGCCGCCACATCCACCGACGCCTTGAGGCGGATGCGCGCCCCGTGCGGCACCTGATACGCGGTGTCCACGGCGAGCGGCCCGCTGGATATGTCGCCATCGGTGCTGGAAGCGATGTTGAGGGAGAGCCCGTCCGCGCCGATGCCTTGCGCGTAATTGTGGTTGGCACTGGTCGTGTATGAATAGCTGAGCGCGTGCGCGATGAATCCGTTTCGCAGTTCCCAGTACCGAATCTGGCCGCCCATCAGGCTCGCGCCGAATGCCCGCGCTCCGTGCAGGATCGTATGCGGCGTGAGCGGCTGATAGCCGTCGCCATACGCCTTCCACCTGACGTTCTGGCCCATGCTCCAGGTGCCGTCCCCATTGTCCAGGGCATTCCAGAATTCGTGAATGTAGCCGTCCACCACATCCCACACCACCATGTGACCGTCGCTTCCGCTGGCGGGCGTGGCGACCGTGGGAATCCGGATCGGGCTGTTGGGGTGCGCCGTCCCGGCCGATACCGTGAACCCGTAGCGGTCCTTGGTCACCACGGGGGCGACGCTCGCGTCCGCATACCACACCCGCACGCTGAACCCGCCCGATGTTTCCGAGACGTGGAAATTGGTGTGCGTGGACATCTGGTAGCCGAGCGTCCGCCCCTGGCCGTCCCCGTCGATGGCCGTGGCCATCATCCCGCCGCTGTTGGTGTCCACCTGGGCGCTCGCGGGGATCGGCGTGTTCCAGGCGCTCGACGGGCTGTAGAGCGGCCCGTCGTAGGTGTAGGCGTTGAGCCAGTTCGCGCCACGCCCGCCGGCGCTGTACATGGTGGGTGCGCGGTAGCGTGGCGGCATCAGTCGGGCTGCAACGCTACGCGAAACTGGATGCCCGCCGTGGACGATGGCGTGGCCGTGTAGGTCGGCGCCCCGCGCGTCACGGGTGCCAGGTAGAGCGTCTGACCGTTGCACTGGTAGTAGATCGGACCTTCGGGGAACGTGCCGAAACCCCACATCCCCGCTGCGCCGTAACTCACGAACGTGTTGAATGCCACGCGCCCGACGCAATATTTGGCGCTCGAATCCGAGAGACTCCACGCAGCGTTATCGCTGGGCGAGGTCCAGTTGCTATTGGCGAACACATACACGTCGAGCGGGATGCCCTGGTTATCCCCGTCAATCATCACGAGGCCCACCAGGACGCCACCCCCGCCCGTAGCTCGCGCGGCGGGATTAACGCCGATGCCGAGCCCGCCCGATGGTCCGATGAAGTCTCCGATGGCGTATGCGCCACCGCTCGCCAGCGTCGGCGTGACCAGGATGGTGGTCGTCCCGACGCTGCTCACGCGGTCGGTGGTGCCGGGTGTGGTGGTGTCGATGCCGACCTTGCCGATGATGGCGGAGGACGCGATCAGGGCGGCCATCGTCAGCACGTCCACCGAGCCGATGGTAACGCCCGGGTTCGCCGTCAGCTTGCCGATGGCGGCGGATGACGCCACCAGCGCGGGGAGGCTGGTGACGCCCACGCTGCCGATGGCATTGGCGCCCGCCGGCAAGGCCGCGTCCTGCACGATCCGCAGTCGCCCGCTCGCGTCCAGCTGCAAGCCGCCGTAGTCGCCCGTGGCACTCACCAGGCTCGTGCCGGCGTCGTTGCGGATAGCCAGCATGAGCGTGCCCAGGTCGCCGCTAGAGTGCGCGGTGTCCTCCGCGAACTGCGTGCCGCCCCCACCCCCCGTCACCGAGATGGCCGGCTGGTCACTGGCGAGCGTGACCGACAGGCTGCCCGCCCGGGTCTTCTGGCCGAGCGTGGCGGGCAGTTGCGCGAGCAGGGCGCCCAGATCGGTGGTGAGCCGCCGCAGCTTGGCGGAGAGCGTCCCCGCCGCCCCCGCCGCCACGGCGGCGTCGGCCGCGGCGCCCTGCGCGACGTCGGCGCCGTCCGCGACGGTGGCGGGGCCGCCGCCCGCGACGCCCGCGACGATATGGACGGGCAGGCCGTGGGTCAGATCGACATCCGTCCCGTCGCCATCCGCGCCAAATATCGGCTTGATCCGCTGCGCCTGCGGCAAGGGCGGCGTCTGCCCCACGCCGTTCAGGGTCGCCAGCTCGTCGGTCGCGATGGGGACGCCCGAGGCGTTGATTACGTTGTCGCTCACTAGGTTTCCTCCAGCGCCAGCGCCAGCCCGGGCAGCCCCGCAGCGACGGGCACGGCGGGCGTGCCGTCAATCTCGGCATCGGTCAGCACGTCGATGGCCTCCCCATGCATGAGGTCCAATTGCCAATCGAGCAAACCCGTGTCGGGCGTCTCTCGGTGCGGCGCCAGCCACAGCCCCAGGTGGGCGGGGCCTGCCAGCGCTAAGGCCGCCTCCACGTCGAGGAAGTTCGTCACCCAGCCGATGTCGCAAGGCTTGAAGACGACCCACAGCCCCGCGGTCGTGTAGGTCGTCGGCGGGCAGGTGGCGGGCGGGAGGAGCATCGCCTGCACGAGCACGGCGAAGTCGGCCACGGTACGCGCCGCGTGACCCTGGATGCGCGCCAACACACGCGCCCTGCGCGTCGCCAGGCTGTCCGTCTCGATGGTCGGCAGCCCGAAGTCGCGTTCCCAGCCCGTGGGCGTAACGGTCCCGTCGCCGTTGGGATGGTCGTAGGCCAGCCCCCAGGTCGCGGTGGCAACAAAGAGCTGGTCCCCGATGTCCAGCGCGTCGTAGTCGTCCAGTTGCGCGCCGACCGCGCCGAACACGTCTTGCGCGATACGTCCCGTGAGCCAGCGCGGCGCGTAGCCCAACAGGCGCGCCGCCCCGCTCAACTGACCGTCACCGTGCCCGCGAGCGCCTTGAAGTCCGACCCCACGGCGATGTCGGCGGCGGCATAGCCGGCGGGCGAGACGCGCATCAGGAGGGCGGTGTAGTTGCCGCCGTCATGGCCCGACGCCCCGCCCACCCCGTCCGTGTCCCAGATGGCCTTTGCCACCCCGCCGATCAGCACATCCTGCGCGATGCCGAGCGCGTCGATATACGCCTCGATGGCGGTTGCGACGTTCGCCCGCACCGTGGCGGCGTCGAAGCCCGCCGCGGGCGTCACCGTGACGGTGACATCGACTGACGCCGTGCCCGGCGCCGAGACGGTGACGGCCGCCCCGATGGGCGCCCAGGTGTCGAGGAACGCCTGCACCTGGGCGATGGTCCCGCCGCTCGGGATGCTGCCCGACGGCCCCAGCACCAGCACCTCGACGGTGCCCGGGCCGGCCCACAGCGGGATGACGGTCACGGAGCCGATGACACCCGCGAACTCGTCCAGCACGGCCCGTTCGTAGTCGGCCGCGCTGCCCGGCCCGGCGGGGTTCTGCATGTGGTCGAGGAGGCGGGCGCGGAGTTGGTCGTCCGTTTCGCGGTCGGTGCCCGCGAGCAGGATGCTGCCCGTGCTGATCGCGTCGATGTAGGCGAGCGCCGTACCTTGCTGGCGCAGATCGGTGGCGTCGGGGATCGCGGTCGCGGCGCCCGCCGTGGTGCTGATGACGAGCACGCCGACGCTGGCCGCGCCCGCCGCGAGCGTCGCCGCCTGCGTGACCTGATAGATGACCTGCACCGCCGCACCGGGCAGGGTGGCGAACTGCTGGCCCACGGGGATGGTGACGATGGGGCCGGCGGCGTGCGATACGGACAGCGAGCGCGTGGTCGGCGCGGCCTGGATGCGATACAGGCCGTACTCGGCGGCGCGCATGTCGAGCCACTGGCCCGTAGCGGTACTGACGAAGAAGCGGCTGACGAGCTGCTCGCCGAGGTAGTGCAGCTCCGCCAGCACCAGCGCGACGGCTTCCATGAGCGAGCGGGTCGCGCTCCCAACGTTGAAGTCGGTGAGGGCGGACGCCGAGCCCGCCAGATAGTCCAGCATCTCCTGAAGGATGGTCCCGAACGCCTTGAAGTTCACGCCGCCCCCAGGCCCGCCATGCTAGGCGGGGATGCTCGCCCGCACGCGCTCAATGGACAGGCTCCAGACCAGATTCCGCTCGCCGGGCTCCCCGAGCAGGCGATAGGTGATGCCCACGTCGGCGCGGGCCATCTCGCGCACCAGGGCGACGCGCACGCCCAGCACCGCGATGCGCGCTTCTTGCGCGAGCGCCGTGCGCACGGCGGCGAGCAGACGGTCGCCCCATGTGGCCGTCATGGGCGAGCCCAGCAAATCCCACGCGGCACAGCCGTACTCGGGGTGCGCGGGCAGGTCGCCCAGCGGCGTGTCCAGCCGCCGCAGGACCGCGCCGCGCACGTTGTCGGCCCCCGCAATGGTTGATAGCCCCGCCTGCGGGCTGCGCACGAGGTCCAGGTCCGAGAGGCTCACCTGGAAGTCCACGCCCCAGACGGCAGGATTGTCAGCCACGGCTCAGCACCCCCGATATGGCGGCATTCCCGATGTCCTGGGCGGGGTCGGTCTGTGTTGGTGGCCCGCCGCTCGCGCTGGCGATCAGCGGATGGTCCGCCGCGTCCGCCACCTGGGCGTCCGTGGGCAGCCAGGCGATGACCACGCCGTCCGCCAGGTGGTTGGCGGGACAAGCGACAATCACCTCATCGCCCACGGCGGGCAGCGGCGCGACCAGGCCGAAGGGGGCGGCGCAGCGCAGCCAGCCCGTGAGCGCGCCCAGCGGTTGCACCTGGACGCGCACCCGTCGCGCGTCCGCGTCCACGTTGCCCACCGTACCGATGTAGATGCTCACAAGAGCGCCTGCACGTCGCGCATCAGCGAGATGACGGTCTTCGACCAGTTCTCGTCTTCGGCGTTGTGGTGGCCCGCGTAGCCCGCCGATTGCAGGTCGCGGACGAATTGCTCGCCGCTCCCGCCTCGCTTCAGGTTGGCGTAGGCGTTCGCGTAGCGCCCGTGCGTCACCAGGTCCACGAAGTCCTTGTACGCCCCGTTCGCGTCGGGATATGTGCGGAACTCGATTGGCCCCGCGCTGGTCTGGAACGTCGCGCTCGTCGTCGAGCCATCGGGGACCAGCGCGAACAGCATGTTCCCCTTGGCCCCGCCCCAGCCGCATTCGCTCGCGCTGATCGCCATCATCACCAGCGCGGGCACGCCCGTCTGCTTCTCCCAGGCGTATGCCAGCGGCTTGGAGGTGTCCACGAACGCCTGGTGCGTCCGCCCATCGACGTGCAGGGATGGCAGGCCCGTCGGGTCCACCGCCTGATTCGCGCCCGCCGTCATCGGTGCGGGCGCGTCCGCCACGATCACCGCCCGCACCGCACCGCCCGTCCCGCTGTTGGCGGCGATCTCCGCCAGGCTCATCCAGTCGCTCCCGCCGTGCAGCGCGTTGCTGCCCGTCACCCCCACGAAGAACCGCTGATCCGCACGGTACGCGCTCGCCAGCAGGTAGTGGTTCGGCGTGTCGAAGATGACGGGCTGGCAGGCACTCGTTCGCTTGATCGCCTCCGCGGTGTCCGCCCCGAGGTTGCGCGCCGTGAGGCCCGCCGCCACCAGGAGCTTGACCTCGCTATCCGGTCCGGCCATGCCTTCGCCCGTCCACCACTTGCCGCTTGAGTCGCCGCGATAGGCCAGCGCGGCCAGCTTGCCGGGGTCGGTGGCGATGCCGTACGCCTTGAGCATCCCCGCCGCCGCGATGGGGCCACACGTCGCGTGCGCCGCGCCGGCGGGCAGACCATTGGCCACCAGCAGCCCCTCCAGTGGGCCGCCGAACTCGGGCCACTCGGCCGCGTAATCGGTAGGGCCCTCCCCGCACGTCGGCACCCGCGTGCCGCCCTCCGTCTGCTCCGGCGTGAGCGCGCCCTCCGTCGAGAGCTGCGGGCGGTACACCTCCACCGCCTCGGGCTGCTCGCTGCTGAGCTGCAATTCGGTGGTGTAGCCGTCCGTGCCGAAGCGGTGCGTGGCCGCGCCGACGTAGTACGCACCCGCGAAGCGGCCCAGCTTCTCGCCCACCAGCGCGATGCGCACGTCCCCGACGAGGCGAGGGTCGCCCTCCACCGTCGCCGTGGCCGTGATCGCCGCCCTGGTCAGCTCCTTTAGCCGCGCCTCCGCCTCCACCTGGCAGGCGGGCTGGTCGGCCGCCGTGGTGCTCACGATGGTCCGCTCGATCACCCGCCCGCGCGCCGCTTGCAGCCGCTTGGCGTCCGTTGCGGTCGCGCCCACGAACCCGCCCGCGTCGGGGCCGAGCCAGCGCGCCACCGTTACCGTGTTGACCGTAAGCGCCGAGTCATCGAATGAGGCTGCCAGCAGGTCGAACGGCGGCGCGAAGTACGTCCAGACGCCGAGCACGGTCACGCCACCAAGGGGGAGCCCCAGGATCGGCACCGCCGCCACCCCGCCCCGCGGCCCGAAGTAGAGTCTGCCGTCCACGGTCACGCGGG